TTTGGTAGCAAAGCCGGTGCAGAAAAACACGAGCGTGAATTACAATACTTCAAACACCTAGGCGAAGATAACCTTAGCGAACTAAGCAACGATCTATTAGGTCAATACAAAAAGGCAGCTGGTATTTCTGCACGTGACTGTGATCGTGCTCGTAAGTATGCTAAAGCAGACAAACGTTTCAAGGGCATCAACACAGCCACTAAGAAACAGTTTGACAATGATTTGAAGAAACATAAAACCGAAGATGTAGCTTCAAAAGGCGCCGACAGTACTAGCCCAGTAGGCGGTACAGCGGACGTCATGGAATCATATCTTCAAAGTTTGAAACGAGCAGGATATAACTTATGACATTAGCCGAAGCCGCAAAGGTAGCATTTGCAAGCGAATTTAGTTTTTACTTAAAATCGCATAACTTTCATTGGAACGTGGAAGGTATAAACTTTCAACAGTACCACCAACTATTTGGCGCTATTTACGAAGAAGTATATGGTAGTATTGACGACTTTGCAGAAAAGATTCGTGCCATCGGTAGTTATGTTCCAGCTAGTTACACACGTTTCAGCTACCTAAGCGAAATCGGTGACGAAGTGGAAGTATTACAGCCGACCGAAATGTTGCAAGAACTATTCAGTGACAATGACAAAATGTTGGTGGTTCTTAAAATGGCTTACGATCTTGCCGAGCAAGCTGGCGAACATGGTTTTAGCAACTTCCTAGCTGAACGTATGGATGCACACCGTAAACACGGTTGGATGCTACGTGCCAGTTTAAAATGACACGAGACCGATTAGATCACTATCTATTATTGCTTGCCAAAGCGGTAGTTAAAGGCCAACAGCGTGACCCCGAGCGTTATGGTATGGTGGCAGCCGCTGTGCTGACTCCTGCAGGCCAATGCGTTGCTAGATTAAATTATGCCAAAGGCGATTCGCGTGTACACGCAGAACGTGCGGCTATAGAAGCCTATACACAACAACACGGCGATATCCCCGAAGGCAGTATTATTGTCACAACATTAAGTCCTTGTAATGAAGAAATGGGCGATAGGTTTGGGGACAGTTGCACTGATTTAATTGACAAAGTTGGTATAACTCATGTATACTATGGCTATCAAGATCCAACACAACTCAATACACACAACGAATTCAAGACCGTGGAAACCAACAACAGCGATATCAAAGATATTTGTAAAGCGTTGGCAGATACTTTCTTAACCTAACACACTACCTTAGGACCTTTGGGTTACTAGTGTGTGGCGGCTGCTGCCAGTTCCAAATAATACGCCATTCTTTGGACAAAGTGAGCATTTACACTTTCAACTAATTCATCTATAATCAATTTATGAATATAACATGCGCCCTGGTTACTCCGTCTAAGCGATTGGTAATCACAGATTCTTCATACCGCAAACTCAAGATCATACAGATGCTGGTGGCACGCCATGTAATGCTTGACGTTGTGTCATGGGCAAATCATCCAACAGTTAATGAAACTGAATCGGAACTACACAGTAAAATTAAATTCATTAAAGATGTTATTGACGCCGAGGATCGTAACATTGCCAATCTCTATGTTGATCGAAATAACGACGGTTTAAAAAATACACTAAGTTCAGTTAAGGAATTTTATTCGTTGGTGTATCCCGAAGATACTGCTATACAAGACTTAGTTGAACTTGAATTAACAGAAATTGATTCATGGAAGTCTGCCCCAGTCCAGCACAAGTCGTTTGTTGTACAGGCTTTACACAAAATAGATTATCAATCAGATCTGGATGCTGTTAAAACTTCATTTAGACAACTAATTAAAAATCCACCGCACGACGACTACTATGTTTACGAAGCATTAAATAATTCCTTAGTCGCATTTTTAAATACACAAGATGAACTACACTGAAATACTACAAAACAGTAGGGTTGTAAATGTACGCATGGTTCCGATACAAAATAAGTTTGGCAGATATTGGAATACCACAAGATATGCTGTACCTGCTGTGACTGATTTAAAGGCTAGAACTGGACGCTTTAACACTCCGTGGAACACTGAACTAGACCCACTGTTTAAATTGCCCGAGCTACGATTTATTCCTGATCGACTCAGTGATATCATGGACGAACGTGCTATTGAACTGAATGCTATTGCTAAATCTACCAATCGTAAAATTATGATTATGTGGAGTGGTGGCATTGATAGTACTGCTGTTCTAACTTCATTTATTAAAAATCTGTCAACGCAGGATTTGGAAAATGTAACTGTAGTGCTAAGTGGCGAAAGTATTATTGAGAATCCCGTGTACTTCGAAAAGTACATACATAATAAAATTAAATTTATACCCTATCTCAAATACTGCTTAGATAGAACTACATTAGATACTTGTATTAACTTAAACGGTGACCCAGCTGACGCACTCTTTGGGCCAAGTTTTTCTATGTATCGTCAATACGTACACGATGGCACTCACTTAAAGCCTTTTAGATTTAACACACGTTTAATCTCGGAACCAATTCTAAGATATGGCGAACCTTTTATTAAAAAGTTTATGTGCCCTGGATTTGATACTTGGTACGTGCAAAAGATTACAAAGAATCTACTAGAAGTAGCACCCGAAGGTGTTGAAACAATCTCCGACTGGTGGTGGTGGCACTACGTTAACTTTAAATGGGAATTTAGTATTTGGCGTTCACTGCTTCGTCGCAAAGCATTGTCCGCAGAAGCAGAATCCTTTACAAGAGAGCAAATTGAATTCTTTGTTAAAACTACGTTTTATAACACAGAGCGTTTTCAATTATGGAGCTACAGCAACTTGAGAAATCACATCTCAGGAAATGATGCAAGTTCACATAAAAGAGAAATTAAAAACTATATTTGTGAATTTGACAGCAATACTGTGTATCGAGATCAAAAGACCAAAGTAATGTCTATTCCCATATACGACCATAGTTTTTATTACGATGTTCGCAAGCCTTTCTTAATTGGCAATGATTGGATCGGCTATCATGACAATGAGCACCCAGAGCTAGTTGAGATTTGTCGGCAACATTTAGAAGATTTTAGAGGTTGATTTTTTCAACAAACTTTTGTACAATACATTTTTAGGAGTTATATATGACTGATTACAATCGTAGTTTCAATGGCGATGCCAAAATTAAATTAACACAACTGATCAATGAAGGCATGCGAGTCATGCAAGAAGTTGAGGACCTTAATACCGGACTTAACGAAACGATCAAAGCCATTGGTGAAGAACTGGAAATCAAACCAGCTACACTAAAGAAAGCCATTCGTATTGCACATAAAGCACGCCTAGGCGAAACTAATCGCGACCACGATGAGCTGAATACAATTTTAGAAACAGTTGGTAAAACTCTCTAATGAATGAACATATATCGAATGTTTGGGAATGGATACGTGAAGACTTCAAAAGTAATAGACTACGTTTTTTACTTGAGGTCTGCGCTTGGATTGTTAGTGTTGGTTGCGCTCTCACTATGGCCATTACCGTGCCAAATCCTCCCCTTAAGTACTTGTATATCCCATGGGTTGCCAGTACTGCTACTTACGCTGGGTGTGCTTATAGTCGGGGTTCCTTTGGTATGCTGGCTAATTATATCCTGCTGTTCCTCATTGATTTCACAGCGTTGATTCGCTGGTGGGCATAAGTATATTATAGTCTCGCCGGACTTGAAACGGCATGTAGAGTGAGTGTAAGCTCGAAATTACACAAGGAGAATTATGAGTTACGTTGACGCTCTTTATGATAGAGCAAAAGATCGTATACACGTTGTGGAACGTGTAAACGGACAGCGGGTATACCGAGACTACCCGGCTGATTATATTTTTTATTATGACGACCCTCGGGGCAAGTTCCGCACTATCTACGGCACGCCAGTCAGTCGTTTCAGTAGTCGCAATAACAAAGAGTTTCAAAAAGAAATTCGCATAAACAGCAACAAGCGTTTATGGGAAAGTGATATCAATCCCATCTTCCGTTGCCTTGAAGCCAACTACTTGGGCGCGACCAGTCCTCGACTACAAACAGCGTTTTTTGACATTGAGGTAGACTTCCACCCAGAAAAAGGCTACAGCAAGCCCGAAGATCCATTTAACGCAATTACAGCATTTTCAGTTTACTTAGACTGGTTAGATAAACTAGTCACACTGGTAGTACCGCCCAAGACCTAATCATGGGAGAATGCTGAAGAAATGTGTAAGCAGTACGAGAATTGTTATTTGTTTGAGCGTGAAGAAGATATGATCAAT